TCTTCCTAAAATGGTATATCTTCCCACTCTGTTCCCTGAGAAGCCTTTCCAACAATTAACTTTTGTACATTAAACTTAGCCAACATTGAGTTAAGACTGGTTAGAAAATCTTTAGATTCGGTAAGATGCCCGTTCTCAACTATTTGTTGCTTAAGATTCTCTAAAATATCTGCCGGAACAGCGTCTAAAGATTTGAAAATGGCAACTTTCTCAGCCGCTTCTTCTGGAGTAATGGCATTTGAAATTGCTCCAGAAAGTGAAATTAATATCTTATTTTTCGTTTTAGGTGACTTTACCAATGTATCAAAAATAGCTTGCGCGACCTCTCCAATTTTCTTCCCATTGGCCTGTATTCCTTGATACTTTCCAATAAATCCGTAAGGATCTAGCCCCTTACGGATGGGGATAATGAGTACATCGCGACCAACTGCTACCCCTACTTCTTGATCACACCATTTGCTTTCTTGAAACCCTGGCATAAGAATCGCTGCTAAGGCATCCATTGTTTTTAAACCAGCTTCAATTTCATTTTGCCATTCCTTTGTTGGTTCAATATCTTCATGTGCAACGAAACTGCTTATTGCAAATTTTCTTAGTGCAGTTTGTAAATGTGAAGTAGGGACCTTGAAGGATGCTAAATGACTTAAAAACAATCTAAAGTGTCCTGGTTTCCAGAACCCCACTTCCACTTCCTCTGCTACGTTTGAGTTACTAGGAGCATCTATGAGGCCCAACTCCCCAGCTATGGTAAAAAGTATCCGCTCATCGACTTTTGCAAGCATGTCTTTAACGTAAGATCTTTTGCTGTTATGAGGATAATTTTCCTGCGTAGGGATACCATGCCCCTGGAAATAGTTGTCAATATCTGCAAATGTCATCTTAGACTGTAACTCTCTACCAATCTCATCTAAGAATTTTATTTTTTCTAATCCATTCATAAAATTAACCTTTTTCATTAGCTCGTTACCAAAATTCAATTGCCGTAACATTTCGAGACAATATCAATCATAAAGTAAAGATTGCGCACCTTGTTACTTCTACAAGCAACAGACGTATCATTTCTTCATGAATGATAAAAAATTACCGCAGCTTAGCTTACTCTTACCCTAAATTGACTTCGCAGCTTGACTTCATATCATACAAAAGAGAAAATGACTTCATGCAGTGAAGTCACGGAAAGCGAAATGAAAGAACCAATTTCAACGTTAAGGAAAAGACAAAAAAGCACATTAGACCAGATTTTCAAAATGCCTGTGCAGTCAGGCATCAAATGGTCAGATGTCGAATCTCTTATCAGGGCATTGGGCGGGGAAATTAAAGAGGGGAGCGGTTCCCGCGTGAGGTTTCTGCTGAATGGAAGTATAGCCAGGTTCCATCGCCCTCACCCGTCACCCGATACAGATAAAGGCGCGGTCGTCAGCCTGCGCGAATGGTTAGAAAGCATAGGAGTGAAACCATTATGACCAAAACTACAACGCCTAACACAATGAGCATCGCAGGCCAGCCTGCGGTGATCAGTTATGTGCCAGAACTCGGCATGTTCCGAGGTAAATTTTTGGGCGTGTCCGGGTACTGTGATTTTGTCTCTGACAGTATTCAGGGGCTACACAAAGAAGGTGAGATTTCTTTGCGTGAATATCTGGAAGATTGCAGCGCGACCGGCATCGAACCTTACGTTCGGTCTGAAAAAATTAAAACCTTTACCCTGCGCTACCCGGAATCATTCGGAGAACGGTTGAACCAGGCCGCCGCTGAGAATGAAGTTTCGGTTAATTCTTTCATCGTCGAAACACTCAACGAGCGCATGAAAAGCATCTGATTAATACCTTCCGGCCCCGTTTTGGGGCCTTTTTTGCCCCGAACAAACACCGCACAATTTCGCACAATCCTGAACAATTTTTTTACGCCGAAAAATTCCACACGGCCCCAGTCCTGGGGCGGTTTGAGCCACTTTTGAAAGTTGAACAAAAACACACACATTTCACGCGCGGGCGTGGCGAGGGTACAGCGCTCGCAAAGGGGGTCAGGGGGTGGACCTGCTGACGTGGCCGCAGCGGGGGTATCTGTCCCACTGTGCGTCGTTCGGTTTGAGGTTGGTGTGAATGGTCAGCCTGTGATTGCGTGTCGCCTGTTGCCGCAGGGGCGCGCTGATTTGATGAGGCGGCGTGGGCTATCGCCGGCGCGCAGGCATAAAAAAACCGGGCTCGATGGCCCGGTGTATTGAAAGGTGAATAGTTTTGTCGTCAGTTATTCAGCGGCGGCACCCAGGGTTCGCCACTGTCCCACGGTCGGGGCTGTCCGTGGAAGCACACCAGCCGGGTATCAGCCGGCACATTACCGGAACCGACGGAACGTGACCAGCTCCCCGCCGCAGCCACATCTTTTTTATAGCTGATAGCCGCGCCGGGCAAAATGTTCTGCCAGCGGTCGGCGGCCAGCACGCTGCCGATAAACCCCTGATCGCCTAACTTGTCCGGCCGGTTGCATTCCTGCATATGCGCAGCGGGATCAACTAACCAGGCATCCCACACGGCGCGCTTAATGTTTGCGGGGATGTACATTACCGCGCTGGCCATCGGCGCTGCCGGCTGCTGCTCCCGATAAAAATCGGTCAGTGCAGTGAACGGCCGCGGTTCTAAAAACGAGGAAAGATTTCCTATCACCACCGTATCCAGGTCAAGTAACAAAATATCCTGACCGCCGATGTCTGCGCGGTCGGGGTTAAATGCTTCTATCTTTGACCACCATCCCGGCCAGTCATAGAGCAGCGGCGCGGTGCTGACGCCATCTATATGACCGGCATCAGTCAGGCAAAGCGATTCATAGCCGGCTAACTGGCGGTGCAACCACTGCGCATGCCCCGCCTGGTATTCAGGCCCACATTTTAAAACGCTAACAATGACAGTCATTTGAAACCCTCCCCGTGCTTAATTCGCATCTTGTCGGTGTCCTGCGAAATGCCGATGGTGATCACAGCGTTATCCTCTGACTCATGCGGCAGGCGGTGGTATTTGAGCGGCATTTTGCCGATCGTTATCCCTTGGGTGTGCCTGGCAATCACGGCATCAAAAGCGGCTTCGTCTGTGCCGCCATGCGCCTGGCAATACGCAATCCATTCATCACACAATGCTTTTGTGGCCGGATTTGACGTCCAGCCCATCACCGAGACATGCCAGGCGCGCCCCGGAACGGTGGAATGTGGCCGCAGTAACAAGTCCTCTGAAAAATCCAGCAACATGCGCGGCATCTGTCTGATTTCGCTGTCTGCATCGATCCAAACAATCCGCGGGTAAATATCCAGCATTGCCCGGATAAAACGCGGTTTGATCCGGGTATTTGCCAGCCAGTTAGCCTCACCGCTGACCGGGCGAATATCACAGGGTAATTCCATATCACTGAGCGTATTCGCCAGCTGGTCAGCAAGCTGCGGGTAAATCCAGTTGTCAGTAAAAAACGACACAAAAACGGGTATTGTCATTGGGCTATCCAGTCCTTAAATGATGTCTGCGGGATGCCAGTTAGCTGGCCGCAACTGACGACGTTGATCTGTGGCAATGCGCTGGCAAACAGCAGCGGCAAATGGCTGAGGTTATTGCTTTTTCCGCCTTCTACCCTCTCCGCGCCAGTCCCATCCACGCCAACCAGAGCCACATCGTTAAACCCCAGGTGATAAGCCAAACCCAGCGCCCCCCAGGCAGAGTTCCCGGAATGAATTTTTCCCGGATGCGTTGCCAGGTTTTTCACAGCAGACCATCGCCACAGCCACCACGCAGGCCCGCCACGCGGCACAGGTTCGGGACCGCGTTTGCTGACGCGCTCATACGACACGACGCCGGGCATATAAATACCGGCCGCGCAGTAGGTTGTCCCCCGCCGTCGCCGGCTGAGTCGCTGCCGGTTGACGACTGAGGGATCCAGGGTGAAGAAGTAATCCGCCTTACTGAGCCAGTCGATTGCCCCGTTCACGGCAATGACGGTCACGCCGTCGGGTGGGATAAATCCAGCCGCTGAGGGACCGGAGGCCACGATAACGGCGCGCCGGCCAGTGCGACGCTGAGAGGTTGTGTTGGGAAACATGTCAGAGAGGTACTCCGCGAGGCATTGATGATGTTGATATGAGCCAGCGAGCCCGCCAGCTCAGAAAAATGACGCTGCCAGCGCTGCACACTCTGGCCGTTAGGATTGCGAAGGCCGCTGTGGTCGCCGTGCCAGTGAGTGCCGGCAGCCAGTGAGCAATCAAATCCGAGCAAGATTATCCGCTGCGCGCCCTGGCCGGCAGCGAGCTGGATCGCCCGCTGCCCGGAGTTATACGCGCCCTTTGCCGCATGAAAGTGCAGCCCGAACTGCTGCGCGGCGCGCGGGTGACAGGTCCAGCGTTCTGCCGGTGAATCAATGGCAGTGTGGTATTTATCCCACCACTCGAAATCGCCGGCATAAATTACCGAACAACCGGGGGCAAGTTGCCAGGTAGTGTTCACCGCAATCACCGGCCAGCCGGACGCCAGCGCGGTGGCAACGTCCGCGGCGCACAGCGACGGGCCGCTGGCCAGAATGATGGCGCGATCCATCACTGCGATACCTCGGCCAATGCGTAAGGGTTGAACGTAAACACCTCAATGCCTAACCAGTCATTCAGGTGTTTTAATGACTCCATCACCGGGTAGAGTTCATTGATAGCGAAGACTTTCGCCGCTTTCTCAACGTCACCAAATCCTGCGGCGTTAGCAGGGATAATCCCCATCAGCTGCGGCGGTACGCGGTGCGCAGCCAGCATGTCAGCCTGCGTAATATTTTTGATGCCGCTGAAATCATCCTTTGCGGTGATATCGCTGAACGGCATCACCTGTATCCCGTCTTTCTTCCCGCCGGCCGCATAGATAAACAGGTTTTTAAAAGCCCCGTTACCGCGTGCGCTGGTCAGTGATTTTTTAAGGGATTCAACCTGTTTTGGGTTCGCGATAGCGTCAGACAGGTAAATAATTTTCCCGGCGTGGCTGCCGTTGATGTAGTAATTACGGCGAAACTTGGTGGCTTCACCGTTGAGGTAAGCGCTCATAATCATGGCGAGGTATTCCGGCAATCCGTAGATTTCCTGGTGTATCTCCGGGTTCATGATGTGGCACACGCTGCCCGGCTCAAAAGCGTAATCCTGAATATCACGCTGCACGTACCAGTATTGATCCAGGTTTACGCCACGGCGGGTATATTTTGCCGGCACATGGCGCAGCTCAAGCGGCCGGCCGAGGCGGTTTTTCCTGAGCTCCAGATACCCGTTCCCGAACGTCAGATAATCCAGAACCACCGCGCCGGCATCTTTACGCGACAGCAGCGGGTGCGGCTTAAAGCAGCTCATGATCACATTGCGTTTAAAATACAGCGGCGACTGGTGGTGGACGGCGACGGCAAACAGCCGACCGAGCTCGTAGAAACTGATCGGCGTCTCGTAATACTGGCCGTTTTTGGCGCATTCCATGCAATCCAGAAAATCGCCCCAACCCCGCAACTTTTCGGGTTCATCGAATGTGATCGCGCTGAACTCTGATACCTGCTGCGCCCCTGGCTGAGATACCAGGTTGCTGCCCGCTTCCAGCCCGTTGAGTTTCTCAGTATCGAGCCAGGGTTTGTTCGGCCCGCTAAATTTGATCTCATCCATTTAATATTCCATCACAAAGCCCTCGGTGGCCGTTTCGGCACCGATTGGCTCGTTATAAAGGGCGAGCATGGTTGCCCATGCGAGATCGCCGTGGTTGCTGCCTTTTCGGCGGTCAGATTCATACGTCACAACGCTGCTGGCCGGTGTAACCACTTTTCGCACCGTCATGAATGCGCTGACCAGATCCATCAGGCCGGCGTCATATTCAAAGCGGCCGTTACGGATCACCATTTGCGTTTTAAAGACCATCGAGCGTTTTAGTGCAGCGTTGAAATTAAAGAGAGCGGCCGCGGGGAAGAAATTGCGGACCAGCTGATATACCGCTTCACCGTAGCCGCCGGTGCCGTCGATACCGATGTGGGTAACGTTGTAGCGTTCGGTAAATTTCTGGATAACCTCCGCCTGTTTCTCAAACGGCAGGCCACGCAATTGCATGGTTTCAATCACGCGGAATTTGCCACCAGTCACCGCCGGAGGCACAACAACCGACAGGCCGGCGCTGTCACCGAGGCCGCTTTCGCCGTTCGGGTCATAACCGAGCCAGACGTCACGATCGCCCATCGGCCGGCCGCCCTCCGGGTGCCAGTCGCCCCAGTCGTCGATCCCGTCCACGCCGCACGCAATCATCGCGTTGTAATCAAAGGCACGCTGACCGCGTTTCACAAACTCACAGGCGTACAGGTTCTGGAAATCCTCCGGCGGGTTCTCCGCTTCGATTTCCTCAAGATCTACCAGGTCAAAACCCGATTCTAAGGTGTCGTAAATAGTGACGATCTGCCGCCACATGTTGTCACCGCACAGCACGCCGGGTTTCAGCGTTCGATGCGTCACATCGATGCTTACGCGGTCTGACCGTTTGCGGGATTTATTGAAGAAATCGCCGGTCCAGAAGTCATAAGCCTGATGTTCCTCGCTCGATGGCGTGGAGAAATAGGTACGGGTGAAACCTTTTTGTGTCGCCATACCGGCCGCCACTTTGCGCAGCTCCAGGAAATTGCTGGTCCAGAAGAATTCATCAAAAAACAGGTTGCCGGTGTAACTCTGCGCTGTGGCCGCCGAGGTGCCGAGGAAATAGATGGTTGCCCCGTTTGAGAGAATAATTTCATTCCCGCCGCTCAGCTCCACGCCGCAAATCTCGCGGGCAAGCTTCTGGATGAACTTTTTAAACTGGAACGCCTGGTTACGGCTGGCACTGAGGAAAATCTGGTTACGGCCGGACTCCAGCGCATCGAGCAGCGCCTCGCGGGCAAAATACCAGCTGGCACCAATCTGGCGGCTTTTGAGAATGGCACGGTTTCGCTTATGCCGGTTTTTATACCAGCGGCGCTGATGCTCATAGAGGGAATCCAACACCGCCGCCTTAAGCGTGGCGATCTGCTCCTCGGTAAAGTGGTTTTTCGGCCCCTTTTTCTTTTTCTCCCGCTCCTCCCCCTGAGCCATCGCCCGTTCGAACCGGGACAGCTGCCGGCTGTAAAAATCCATGATTTTATAATCGCGCGGCGTGATTTCGTCCGGCTCCCGGTCAGCCAGGCGCAGATAGCGGATCAGCGTGCGGTCATGCGCTTTTTCTATCGGGCGCGCGTCGTCCCACTTTCCGCGCCGCCGCCAGGTGTAAAGCGTGTTAGCACTGACGCCCCAAGGCGATGGCGATTTTTTTAATATCGCGACCCATCCAATACAGGCTTTTGGCTTTTGATTTGAGATCGTCGTTTTCTGTCATGCGGGCAGATTATCGCGCCCGCGCGGAGTGCTGAATCGCTTGTGATTGTCGCATTCCCACGACAATTGAAACGCTTTGCCCGCGGCGGCTGCGGTACGGATGATGGCAACCAAGCAACACCAATAACACTGAATTGGAGCACCACATGCCTAAGTCAAAACCCCTTCGCCTGGCGGTTGAAGGGATGTCCACCGATGGTCGACCTATTGAACGTCAGGATTTAATCGACATGGCGAGCGATTACGATCCCAAGGTTTATACCGCCCGCGTCGATTTGGAACACATCAAGTCAGTGCATCCCGAAAGCTCATTTCGCGCTTACGGTGACGTACTCAACCTGAGCACGGAAGAAATCAAAGACGGGCCACTGGCGGGAAAAATGGCGCTGTACGGTGCCATTGACGGCACCGACGATCTGGTCGCGCTGAATAAAAAACGTCAAAAGGTTTTCCCGTCAATCCAGTACCACCCAACGTCAACCCTGACGGGCAAAGCGTACCTGTTCGGGCTTGCCATGACGGATACGCCGGCCAGCTACGGTACGGAAATGCTGGAATTCTGCTCCAAAGCCAAAACCAACCCGCTGGCCGGCCGCAAACTGGCGGACGGGTGTGTGATTGTCGAATCCGACGAAGAAATGACGCTGGAATTTTTGGAAGACAAACCCAGCGACGGCGGCATGCAGTTTTTCTCCCGCGTCAAAGCGTTACTCACCGGCGAAACCAGCCAGCGCAAAGAAGACACCAGTCAGCTACAGCAGGCCGTTCTGGCAATCGCCGAAAGCCAGAAAGAAACCCTGGACAAACTGACCAGCCTGTCAGCCGGGACGGGTGAAGCCGAAAAGCTGCGCGGTGAAGTCACCACGCTGAAAGACGAACTTACCGCCCTGACACAGCAGCTCTCCACCCAGGACAGCAGCAATAAAAATCGCGATCCGGCTCGCGGCGGTAACGAAAAAGACAACATCATTCTGGCTGACTGCTGATCCCCGCCTTGGGTTGATACCGGTCAGACACATAGGAAAACACCATGAAAAATGAAACGCGCGAGCTGTACGACAAATATCTGGAACAGCAATCCACGCTCAACAGCGTGGCCCTGTCCACCGTCACCGGCGCAAAGCAATTTTCCATCGCGCCGAGCGTGGAGCAAACGCTGGAAAACAAAAAGCAGGAATCCAGTGAACTGCTGAAAAAAATCAACATCTACGGCGTGGATGAGCAGGAAGGGCAAAAAATTGGCCTGGGCGTCAGCGGACCGATTGCCAGCAGCAACAACACCACCACCACCCGACGGGAACCGCGCAGCGTGGAAACGCTGGAAGGTGATGATTATCGCTGTGAGCAGACCAACACCGATACCTTCCTGAGCTACGCCAAACTGGACCAGTGGGCGAAATTCCCGGACTTCCAGGCGCGTATCACTAACCAGATCATCCGCCGCGGCGCGCTTGACCGCATCATGATTGGGTTTAACGGGACCAGCCACGCCACGATCTCAGACCTGGCGAATAATCCGCTGTTGCAGGATGTGAACATCGGCTGGCTGGAAAAATACCGCCAGTTTGCGCCTAAGCGCGTGATGTCGGGTATCACCATCACCAGCCGCGACGAAGACAACAAAATCATTCAAAAAGGCACCTACGGCAACCTTGACGCGGTGGTGCAGGATGCCCGCACGTCATTGCTGGACCCGTGGTTTGTAGAAGATCCCGACCTGGTGGTAGTCACCGGCCGTTCACTGCTTAACAGCCGCGAATTCCCGCTGGTCAACGCCATGAGCTCAACTAACCCAAACACGGAAGCCATGGCCGCGCAGCTGCTGATCTCCCGCAAGATGATCGGCGGCCTGCCGACCTACGTTGCGCCGTTTGTGCCAGAAGGGGCGATGTTGCTCACCTCATTCAGCAACCTGTCCATTTACTGGCAGTTGGGCAAACACCGCCGCCTTATCAGAGAAGAGCCGGAGTACAACCGCATCAGCACCTACGAATCCAGCAATGACGCCTATGTCATTGAGGATTACGGCTACGGTTGCCTGATTGACGGCATCACCTGGGCAGGCGAAGACGCAAGCGCGTAAGGGGACATTATGCTGACTCCGGCGCAAAGGCACTGGCAGCGGAAAACGGCCGAGGAAATGGGCGCTGAAAAAGGAAAAATCAGCGCGCAGGCCCTGACGCAGTACGAGCGAATGCGGCACCGGCTTGAAATGGATAAGCGACAGCTGAAAAACGTGCAGTCTGACGTACTCAAAGCCGAGCTTAAACGTAAGCTGCTGCCCCACTACCAGGGATGGATTGAGGGCGTGCTGGCAACCGGCACCGGCCAGCCGGATGAGGTATTTGTTACCTGCATGATTTGGCACATCGATGCCGGCCTGATCGATGATGCGCTGAACATGGTGGCCTACGCGTTGCGGCACCGGCTGGCAATGCCGGACCAGTTCAAGCGCACGCCGGCGACATTCATTGTCGATGCAATTTGTGATCCGGTGCTGGGTGAGTTTCACATCGATATCAACCACATCACGCTCGGCGCGGACACATTGCGCCGGCTGGATATGCTGACGGCAGACGAAGACATGCCGGATATTGTGCGGGCAAAACTTTATAAATGTCTGGGACTCACGCTCCGCCTGGGTTCGCTCGACGATAAGGTCGAAGCGGTGGAATACCTGGAACGTGCCATGCACCGGCATAAGAAAGCCGGCGTTAAAAATGATATCCGGGACCTCAAAAAAGCCGTTGCCCGGCAACTGGAACAACAGGCTGACGCCATGGCGTCAGAGTAAAGAACGTGCCCCGCGCACCGGGCGGCACGGTGGTAAGCAAAACGCATTACGCGCCTTGCCTCGCCACCGTCCACCGCCCGACCTTTCCGAGGGTAAACGATGAGTAGCATGGTCGCTAAAGAGCCCGTAAAACCGGCGCTCACGCCGGAAGACGTGCCCGACAATATCACTATCAGTAACGGTGCATTCTGGCCCGACATCAACACCGGCGCACTGCGTCTGGCGGTCAAACTGGACGGGCAGATCACTGCCTCACGCGTGAAACACGCCGCAATTGAAGCCATGACGATGACAAATGGCATGTTAAAGGACTGGCAAGTGACGCAAAAGGCGGCCGGTTTTGTTGCCCTGGCGGATATCCCGGAAGACGAGATCGACGGCGTATCAGTGCTGGTGAACCGCTATGAACGCGCGGTTTACGCTTTCACCAAGGCCCTGCTGTTAGAAGGGTATCGGGATATCGACACCACCCGCGACGGTGAAAAACACGCCGAGGCACTCAGCACGCAAATTGATACGGTGTGGCGCGACGGCAACTGGGCGGTGCGGGACATTCTCGGTCTACCGCGTGATCTGGCTGAGCTGGTCTGATGAACATCACCACCACCCAGGACGACACCGTTGATCTCATTTGTTGGCGTTACTACGGCAAAACGCAGGGCGTAACAGAGCAGGTCTACGCGGCCAATCCGGGGATTTGTGAACTCGGCCCGCTACTGCCGGGCGGGCGCAGTATTTATTTGCCCGAGGTTGCACAGCAAACAACGGCGGAGACAGTGCAACTGTGGGACTGACTGGACACAGAGACGTGTTAGCAAAACTACATGATTTTTTGAGTAACCCCGCTCACCTTTTTGCCTGGATGTTTGGGATCGCCTCAGCAATGACCGCTGAGCACTGGGGAATAGCCATCGCAGCAATTTGTACCATTGTGACGGCGATTTCTAACTGCTGGCGGAACCGGCAATTAGTGATCGCCGCCCGTAAATCTGGAGTAAGTACCCATGTCACCGACTTTGAAACGTAAATTTCTGGCCGCCGTTCCCCTGGGCGCGGTGGCTATCGCGGCGGCGTTACTCGGTGGCCATGATGGACTGGAAAACAGGATCCACGATCCGTATCGCGATGTCGTGGGCGTGCTGACGGTCTGCGACGGTCATACCGGCCCGGATATTATCCCCGGCAAGTACTACACCGACGCAGAGTGCGACGCGTTGCTTAACGCCGACATCCTGAAAGTGAAAAAGGCCATCGAACCGGCCATTACCGTGAGCATCCCGGAAACTACCCGCGGCGCGCTGTACACCTTTGCCTACAACACCGGCCCGGCCAGTTTCAATAAGTCCACCTTACTGAAAAAGCTGAACGCCGGAGACCGCGCCGGCGCGTGTGATGAAATGCGCCGGTGGGTATTTGCCGGCGGCGTGGTATGGCGGGGACTCAAAAACCGGCGCGAAACCGAACGCGAGGTTTGCAACTGGCCGGCAGCGGCTTAACCAGGGTTATACGATGCAAAAACAACATATTGGTAAAGCCACACTGTACTGCGGTGACGCCCTGGAAATTTTGCCGACGCTGGCACCGGGATTTGATGCGCTGGTAACAGATCCCCCCTACAGCAGCGGTGGTTTACACAAAGGTGCCCGCAGCGAAACCGCCGCCGTAAAATATGTGAATAACGACCTTTACGCAGATTTTTCCGGGGATAACCGCGACGCGCGCAGCTGGGCGTTCTGGTCAACTATCTGGCTGACACAGGCCGCACGCCTGGTAAAACCCGGTGGCTACGCCATGGTTTTCAGCGACTGGCGACAGCTGCCGGCCATGACGGACATTATTCAGGCCGCCGGCGTACTGTGGCGTGGAATTGTGCCCTGGGATAAAACGCTATCCTCACGCGCACCGCACACTGGCTATTTTCGCCATCAATGCGAGTATGTGATTTGGGGCAGTCTGGGCAAGCTGGCGAAGTGCCAACACGGCGGCCCATTTCCTGGTCTTATCACGTCCCGCGTAAACCCGGCCGAAAAGCTCCACATGACAGCAAAGCCCGTCGATTTGATGGATTCCCTGATCGCGCCGTTGCCCGTTTCGCCGCGCGTGCTCGATCCCTTTATGGGCAGCGCCTCCACGGCGGTACCGGTGCTGCTTAAGGGCGGGGAATTTACGGGCATAGAACTGACGCAGCAAAATTTTGATATTGCCTGTGCCCGTCTGGAACGGTTGCACGCCACCGGCGTGGATGAACCCAAACAACTCCGCGCGGCAGCATTATGTCGAAACTAACGCTGATCCTCGCTGCGACTGCGGTATGCCTTTTGCTGAGCGCCTCCGGGCTGGCCGCGTTCTGGCACACCCAGCTCAGCGCAGAACGCCGGAACAGTCAGAGCCTCATACAGCAGCGTGATCAGGCGCGGTCCGAGCTGGTAAACCAGATCCGCGCCGCCACATTATTTAATGATATCGCTGCGGCGGCCCTGGCCGCACACAGGACAGACGACAATGACACCCAGAAAACGCAGACCATCATTAAAACGGTTATTAAACACGATGCGTGCGCCCTTGCTCTGCCTCCTGCCGCTGCTGTTGACCAGCTGCGTGCGCACGCAGACCGTCTACGTACCCGCGCCCCAAACGCCGACACCGGCGGGGCTGCTGGCTGACACATCGATCCCTGCATTCCCGGCATCTTTTACCTGGGGAGAAAGCCTGCTGTTGAACGAAAAATTATTAACGGCCATCGGGAGCTGCAACCTGGATAAAGCGGCACTGAGAAAAATCGACGCGGACAGGCAAGGGCTGCCGGCCGCACGTCCTTAAATACTGAGGTGGTGATGGGTGATTTAGTGGCTCAGCTCGACGTGTCCGACATCGTGGTCGGCATTATTTCCGCCCTCGGCGGCTGGTGGCTGAAAAATCTCAGTGAAGCGCTCAGAACGCTGACGCTCGATATCAAAGAAGTCAGGCAGGACTACCAGCGCCGGGATGATGCCGCAGAAGACCGCGAAATTCTTATGACGGTGATCAGCAACATCCACACCACGCTTTCGCGTATTGAAACCAAAATAGACGGCAAAGCCGATAAGCAGGAGCCAACATGTTAAAAGCCGATGCGCTGCGGGCAGTGGTCATGGACCGTATCCCCTGGCTCAAAGAAAACCCTGACCAGCTGATGATCTGTGTACGCAAAGGTAACGTGGTGGCAACGGGCATGCCGTCCGCGTCTTTTGAATACCGTTACACACTGGAATTACTGGTCATGGATTACCCCGGCGATCTCGATGAGCTAAGCATTGCGATTTTAGCCTGGGCAAACAAACACCAGCCCGACCTGATTTTTAATTCCGATCGCCGCACGCAGGGGATCGCCTTTGAAGCGGATATTTTAAGCACCGATTGCGCCGATATTTTATTTTCAATGACCACGACCGACGCGGTGGTGGTGGAAAAAGACAGTGCCGGCAGACTGATTCCCTACCCAAAAGACGAGCCAGATTATTCCGCGATAATGGGCAACGAACCCCGGTCATGGGATGCGATTTTTGACGGGGAGATCGTTAACGGTGCCAGCGCATGAGCGAACCCAACCTTTTTTTTGAGCTCGATACTATGCTCGGCCAGGTTCTGGCACAGCTGGCTCCTGCCAATCGTCGTCGCCTCACCCGCACGCTGGCGGCAGGACTGCGTAAACGGCAATCGGCGCGCATTGGTAAACAGCAGGGACCGGACGGCACCGACTACACCGCGCGCAAAAAACGCATAAATGCCACTCAAGGCGGCATCCGGTTTTTATGGCATAACGGTGGCAGTACCGAGATCCGCGAGCTGAAAAATTGGCGAACCACCCGCGCAGCCGGGGATGGCAGGAAAATAACGGGGTTTGATATCGATAAGGGCTCGGTCAGGTCATTTCGCAAAGAAGACATTGAGCATTATTTATCTATCGATGTTCGCCGTACTGAAAAACGCAACAAAAAAGCCGATGCCATGTTTCGCAAACTGCGTACCCCGCGTTTTCTCCTGGCTCGTTCTAATGATACCGAAGCCACCGTAGGGTTTACCGGGCAGGCCGGTGCAATTGCCCGTATCCACCAGTTTGGCCTGCGCGATAATCTCAACGGCCAGCACGGTGCGAAATACCCGCTGCGCGCCCTTATCGGCCTGAATGACGACGACTTACAGTGGATTTCTGACACTATCGATACCCACCTGAAAGCCTGATTCTGACTTTCCCTTGTCCCGACGCTCTGACAAGGGGAACATCTCGCGCCCGCGCGCAACGTCCGCAACACTACCGACTTAATCAACGGGAGTTTTGTAGATGCCAACCAACGCTGAATTGTATCGTCTGCTTTGTAATCTGATCCGCATTGGAACTGTCACAGAGGTAGATCCGGTCAAATACCTGGCACGCGTCGCCTGCGGTGAAAACGAAACCGATTGGATACGCTGGCGTGCAGAACGTGCCGGCGACAGCGTGACCTGGTTCCCGCCGGCCGAGGGCGAACAAGTGATCATCATCTGCCCCAACGGCGAAATGACCACCGCGGCCATTATCGGCTCACTCTATTCCGACAATGCGCCGCCGCCGAGTCAGGCCGCAAAAAACATCACCTTTTCCCTTCCAGACGGCGCGGTCTTTTCCTATGACGCTGAAAACTCCGCGCTGAGCATTTCCGGCGTGAAAACCATCACTATTGAGTGTGAAACCGGAACCGTTAAGGCAGCTGATTCTTTGACTCTCGACACGCCGAACGTGATTTGCACACAGCAGCTCACGGCCGCAACACTCCAGATCACCGAGGGTGGCGGAATGAAAGGCGACATCAGCCACACCGACGGCACGTTTACTTCCAACGGCGTGGCCGTGGATAAACACAGCCACGGCGGTGTGCAAAGCGGTGGCAGCTGGACGGAGGGCACAAAATAATGGCCGTCCATTATTTGGGAATGAACAGTGTCACCGGACAGGCGATCACCGAGATCGAGCACATCCGGCAATCCGTAAGCGATATTCTCACCACGCCGAAAGGGTCCCGCGTTATGCGCCGTGATTACGGGTCAGACCTCCCGGACCTTATCGACCAGCCACAAAACCCGGCGCTCAATCTTAAAATCAGCTCCGCGACGTATTCCGCACTGATGAAATTTGAGCCACGGATCACCGTCACCAGTGCCACCGTGAACCGGGGAGAAAACAGCACATCGGTGGAGATCACCGGCTACCGCACCGACTCACAACAGGCGCTGGCGATGAGTGTGTCATTTAAGAAGGCAACAGCATGAGCGGCGCAATTGACCTTTCTCAGCTGCCGGCCCCGACCGTGGTTGAAACGCTGGATTTTGAGGCAACGCTGACGGCAAGAAAGGCGCAGTTGGTTGAGTTATTTCCGGCGGACCAGCAGGACGCGGTAAATCAGGTGTTATCGCTGTACTCAGAGCCGCTGCTTATGTTGCTGGAAGAAAGCACCTACCGCGAAAACATCCTCCGGCAGCGTATCAATGAAGCGGCAAAGGCGGTCATGTTGGCATTTGCCAACGGCTCAGACCTCGATCACCTGGCGGCGAATTTCAACATCGAGCGGCTGACCATTCAGGCGGCCGACAACACAGTGGCACCGCCGATACCGGCCGTGATGGAAACGGACGACGCCTTACGCCTGCGCGCTCAGCAGGCTTTCGAGGGGCTCAGCGTTGCCGGCCCAACGGCTGCTTATGAGGTATTTGCGAGATCGGCGGATGCCCGCGTGCTCGATGTCACTGCCGTTAGCCCGTCGCCGGCCTGCGTCACCATCACCGTGTTATCTAATGCAGACGACGGCACCGCGCCCGACGATCTGCTCGCGCTGGTGAATACAGCGTTATCGGATGAGGACGTGCGGCCCGTAGCGGATCGCGTAACTGTGCAATCCGCTTCCATTACGCCTTACACCATTGAGGCCGTTTTAGTGCTGGAAGATGGGCCGGAATCAGAAGTGATCCTGGCGACGGCAAAAAAACAGCTTAATGACTACACCACTGCACAGCACCGGCTCGGCCGCGGCATTTATCGAAATAAAATCATCGGGGTGTTAGATGCCACGGGGATAAGCAACATCATTCTGACCGCGCCGGCGGCCGATATCGAACTGGATAAATCACAGGCGTCTTACTGTACCGACATCAAGCTCAGCACGCAGAGGCTGCCGGAACCCGGAGGCGAAAGTGAATAAGACCCTTTTGCCACCCAACGCCACCCGACTCGAGCGCAATGCGGCTGAGGTCATGAGCGGCAGCACATCACTCACTATCCCGTTGCGGGATTTATGGAACGCAGACGACTGCCCCACCGAGTTATTGCCGTATCTTGCGTGGTCTGTATCCGTCACGCAATGGAACGAATCGTGGACCGAACAGCAAAAACGCGCGGTCATTAAATCCAGCTATACCGTGCATCGCCTAAAGGGCACCGTTGGGGCACTGAGGCGGGCAATCCAGCCGTTCGGGAGAATGATCACCGTCACGCAGTGGTGGGAAGACGACAGCGAACCGGGAACCTTTAAGGTGGAAGTCGGGGTATTAGAAACAGGCATCACTGATGCGGAATATGCGGAGCTGACACGCGTCATTAATGATGCAAAACCCTGTAGCCGCCACATGTTAAAACTCATTTTGACCGAGGAGACCAGCGTAGAAATGTTTATCGGCGCGGTGGTGAGTCTCGGCAGTACGATTGTTATCGGAGCATGATATGGCAAAGCAATACGCCGCAATAATCACATCCAAAGGGCAGGAATTGATAGCCGCGGCCATCAAGGGCGGCACCACCATTTCAATCACAGAGATGGCCGTGGGTGACGGGAACGGCACAACACCGGTCCCCGGAGTGGGACAAACCGCCCTGGTTAACGAAGTGGCACGGGTTAAGCTCAATTCACTGACCATTGATCCCGGTAACATGAATCATGTTATTGCCGATGGCGTGATCCCAGCTGAAACCGGCGGTTTTTGGATGCGTGAAGTCGGGTTATTTACCAGCGCCGGCGTTTTGGTTGCTGTTTCGGCACTTCCTCCTACCTATAAACCTTCTACGGCCGAAGGTGCGACAAATTCACAACGCATCCTGGTGACATTGATTGTCAGCGACACCAGCGCGGTAAATATCACAGTTGATAACACCACCGTGATGGCATCGCAAAGCTATGTAGATGATCACATCGCCGCACATGAGAAATCGCGTAACCATCCCGACGGCACGCTGAAGGCAAAAGGATTTGTCCAGCTCAGCAGCGCGGTTGATAGCGAAAGTGAAGTATTAGCCGCCACCCCCAAACGCCGTAAAATCAGCACTGGATGCCGCGTGCCCGGTGGGTACACCACTGCCCTGGCCGTCAGATGCTGCGCCGGGAGGTTATGCCATCATGTCGGGGCAAACATTCGACACCGCTCAGTACCCTAAACTGGCAATTGCGTATCCATCAGGCGTTATTCCCGACATGCGCGGCCAAACGATTAAAGGCAAACCAGACACTCGCGGCATTTTGAGTCTTGAAGCGGGCGGCATTCAGGCCCACGCCCACACTGGTACGGTCAGCAATACTGATTTAGGTACACCGGCGACCAATGTTTTTGACTACGGTTCAGTCGGCACGGATGGATTTGATTATGGCACTAAGGGCACTGATGCCCAGGGCGCTCACAACCACCGTATGGGCGTCAGGATGTCAGCAAACTATGTTTACGGAGCTGACCCTATAGCCAATGACTATGGGCTTAAAGGCTCTGAAAATGCCAACCAGGGATTGATTCCCTGGACGGACAGTCAGGGGTTACACGGACACTCAGTCGATATTGGCGCGCACGCTCACACAGTTGGTATTGGCGCACATAATCACTCGGTGGCCCTTGGGGCGCATGGACATACGGTAACCATTGATGCGGCGGGTAATACGGCGAATACCGTCGATAACATCGCGTTTAATTATATTGTGAGGCTTGCATAATGACTTTTGAAATGTCTGACACAGAACAGAAAATAACCGTTTATAACCTGCTCACCACGACCCATGAATTTATTGGCAAAGGTGACGCCTATATTCCACCGCACACCGGGTTACCGGCAAACAGTACGGTTATCGCACCGCCCGCAATACCCGCCGGGAATGTCGCTATTTTTGACCAGGAAAAACAAACCTGGTCATTGTCTGAAGACCATCGTGGGGCAACGGTTTACAACACCGCGACGGGCGCGGCGCTCCATATTTCTGACATCGGCCCTTTGCCAGAAAATACCGTCGTAACGGCTCCGTCAGGGCAGTATGAAAAATGGGACGGCAAGGCGTGGGTTAAAGATGCTGCGGCGGAGGAAAGTGCGCTTTTATCTGCCGCAGTATCCAAAAAAGCAGAATTGATTAACGAAGCAACTCAACAAATCCAGATATTGAATGATTCCATTGCCTATGATGGCGGCCAGGAATCTGAGGTCGCAGCCTTAAAGAAATGGACGGTATACAGAGTGCAATTAAGCCGCCTGGATACATCCACGGTGCCTGATACATGGCCAGAGAAACCGATT